GTTCGTCGTACCCCTGCAGGCGATGACCCATTCACCGACGCAGACGTTTGGCGCATGGACAACGGTCAACTTATAGTTTCTATGAACCATCCCTTCCACCATCTGCGCAACCTTGTGCTTATTGCCAAGTCAGAGGGCGTTGAGGAAATCATCAACCTTGAGCATTTTGAGAAAATTATTGAGTTTTACGACAGGTCGCCAGACGTCAACACATCAGAAGTTGGCGTGTTTGTGTTCTGCAAGTCCGAGCCGATTTACGACCCTGCTTTGGAATGGCGCTGTGACAATACGCTCTACGGAGCGCGAACCTACGACACGCCTTCGGTCAAGAACCCTCAACTGGTCGGTTCCGTTGATGACATCATCATGTACGAACCTGTGTTGACAGTTCCTGCTCTAGGGCATTTGATTTACATTCATTTCCACAACGACGAGGTTTTAAGACGTGACTTCGTTGACAACGCAGAACTTCCGATAAGCGCGTACACCTTAAGCGAGATGTTCAAAGTGCTTCACGAATGGGCAACAGTTGCTGACGCCCCATTCAACAACACCGACCCAATCTCCAGCGATGCGCGTGGGTTTCTTAACGCCATCGGCTTTGACGAAAGCCTGATAGCAGGTCAAGTAGATATGCAAATTGCCTCGTACTTAAAAGGCAAAACAAACGCACGTCTGCGCCCGACAGGTGTTTTACCTGCTTCACCTGAGTTGCTTCACTTTGTGCGTCAGCGTATGTCGTTTAGTTCGCTCAGTGCGTTGTCTCTTGTCCACCCCGGCTTGGTGGACACGGCTCAAGTTCTACGCGAGGAACAGCGCCAGTTGTATATTGGTATTCACAAGTTCCGTGAGTTCTACAAAGTTGGTCTTGAAATACCTATCAACGACGACGAACGCGTCATTGAGCAAGCCCTGAAAATTGAAATCGCCAATCGTCCGTACATTTTGAATCAACTTAGAATGTTCCGTAACAAACGCGAGGTTCTAGACAGGGTTGCTAATGCTCGTCTATAACGACCTTAATGTTGTTTATTCGTCGGCAACAACGACGTATAACCAGACGTTTATTGTTTTCTCTAGGACGGCGTCTGGGTCTGGTTTTGGCGCGTCATCATCAGTTTGTCTTGTTACAAGGAAACGCACAGCATCTGGTTCAGGCGCAGGAACACAAACCACATCGTTTGTCCATAAGGTTTTCAAGACGGCTTCAGGTTCAGGATTAGGTTCGTCAAGTAACGCAATAGTTCATTCCATCTACCGAAACGCGCAGGGTGCAGGACAGGCGTCAACTGAAGGTACAGCAGTTGGGCTTCACACAAGCCCACGGTCGGCTTCGGGTTCTGGGGCAGGTGCATCTTTGGCAGTCGGGCTTCACACCAGCCCACGAACAGCAACAGGGTCTGGTTCAGGTTCTGGACAGGCGTCTTGCCTTCGTATAGTTCCACGCACTGCTACATCATCAGGTAATGGCACGTCGTCGGCTTCTATTCTTATCAGGCGCGCGCGTAACGCTTCAGGTTCAGGAGTAGGGTCAGGAACAGCCAGCCGTCGCATCTCGCCTTTAAGAAGCGCGTCAGGGCAAGGAGTAGGTGGCAGTTCAACTGCGTCCCGTAAATCAACCTTCAAAACAGCGTCGGGGCAAGGGCAAGGGCAAGCCGAAGCAGACGTTTTACACCACCACCATCGTCAGGCAACGGGCGCAGGGACTTCAACCTCAAACAACTCCATAGCCCACTTGGTGTACCGAACAGGGCAAGGCTCAGGGCAAGGCTCAACATCTGGTAACGCTGTCGGCAAACACACCTCTATTCGCATGGCTTCAGGGGCAGGCAACAGTGCGTCCTCAACGGTCTACAAACATTCGGTGTTCAAAACTGCATCAGCGACTGGTGTGGGTGCGTCAGCAACGACGTTTATTCACACCAACATCCGTAGTGCAACTGGCTCTGCAGTTGGTTCGTCGTCGGTAGTCAAAAAGCACATCATCCCACGAAGCGCGACGGGCGCCGGTGTCGGAACTTCAACAACAACGAAACTTCACACCAACAAGCGAACAGCGTCAGGTTCGGGTTCAAGTTCATCGGCGACTTCAATTGCCCACAAGGTCTACCGAAACGCACAGGGCGCAGGTCAAGCCGCAACTGAAGGTACAGCCGTTGGTAGAACCACTAGGTTCCGTACTGCAAGTGGGGCAGGCGTTGGCGCTGGCAACGGAGTCCGTCTTGTTAAGTCAAAGCGTGGAAGCACAGGTGCAGGACTCGGAACTCAAGTAATCGCCTTCAATCGTAGGTTGCCTCGCTCATCTGTTTCGGCTGGCACCGGCGCTGGCAACGGAGTCCGTCTTGTTCGTAGCAAAAGAACAATGGTCGGTGGAGGAGTTGGCGCTTCAGCCACTGAGGGTTTCCGTCGTCTAAACATTGGAAGCAAGACAGCAAGAACGTCACTATCGGGTGGCAACCGTTCTGTCAGCGTTAGTGGGGTTGCCAGAGTGGTTTCAGCGTCTGGTTCTACAATAACAGTTGATGCATCTTAAGGTTGGAGAACAAAATGGCAGACGTAACAATCAAAAGGGGTGACAGGCTTCCAGTTCTTGCACGCCAATTCACGCTTGATGAGGTAGCAATTGACCTGACTGGCTCTACAGTTGTTTTTGATATGTGGAATGCGTCCACAGGAACTCAAGTCATCACGGCAGGAGTTTGTACGATTGTTACCGCCGCGACGGGCGACGTTGAATATCCGTGGACTTCGGCTGACGCAACACTGGCGGCTGGGCAATACCTCGGGGCTTTCACAGCAACCTTCTCAGCCAAAACACTGACGGCGCCGAACAACGGCATGATTGTCATTGAAATCTACGCCGACACAGCGTCTAATTGGTCGTACACAGGTAATCCAAGTGCGCGACCTATTGACATGGTTCGTTTCTTGATTGGCGACACCGACTCCACAAACGCGCAACTAAACGACAACGAAATATCATCGTTACTAACTATCTCGGCAAACATTGCGAACACAGCCGCGGTTTACGCGTGCCGTTCGCTGGCAACCAAATACGCATCAAAAGCCGACTACTCACGTTCGGTTGGAGGTCTTTCAATCTCAACGCAATATGGCGCGACGGCTGACCGATACTTAAAATTGGCGGCAACACTTGAGGCGCAGAACGCGGAGCAAGACCCACCAGTCCCAACGGTGTCTGCTGACGCTTTGGGTTCCTTCCGCTTCTCAGTTGACATGGACAAGTACCGTTGACCATTGAGTCCGTTTTCCTTGACCTGATGCCTTCAACGGTGACGTGGTACTCACAAACGACCCGTGACGCCTACGGTAAAGACACATGGTCTGGAACTGCCAATAAACAACGCTGTCGCATTGAAAAGAGCAAAGGGCTGACAAACACGGACGACGGACAGTCCGTTGACGAAGATGGAACTGTTTATTTCTATGGCGTGAGCACTATCGGCATTAACGACAAACTGGTGTTGCCTGACGGAAGCACCAGAATTGTCCTGACCATAAACACCCACAATGACGGCGACGGTGCCTTTGTTACAGTGCTGACGTTCGGGAAGGCGTGACATGGCTACGATTAACGGAATTGAGAAGTTGCTCGGGGCTTTACGCAAAATGGAGCACGACACAGTCGGTGTTGTTGGGCGCGCCCTGTATGAAGAGGCGTTAGACGTCGCTCAAAAGGCTGACCTTCTTGTCCCTTACGACTCAGGTATGTTGGCGCGGTCACAGGTTGTGCATCACCCAAATCAGGCAGGCAACAAAGTATTCGTGGACATTACCTACGGTGGAGTTGCGACTCCGTACGCACAAGTTCAACATGAAAATCTCGCCTTTTTCCACCCCTCTAAAGCATCAGGGCTTCCACCAAACGGACGTCAAGCAAAATACCTAGAACAGCCAGCGCGCGAAGCGTTGATTGGGTTGCAGTACCGACTCGGCATTCGCATTGAAGCAATCGCGAGAGGATTTATCTAATGCCTTTGTTAGACGCTCTTGGAGCAAAACTTGTCACCGACGGAGTTGGAACTTTGGCTACCGACATTTTCTTGTCGTACTTGCCTGACTCTCCCGATGTGGCAGTTGCCGTTTATGAGGACAGAGGAAATGGTGCTGACCAAGTGTTCGGAGCCAGCGTTGTTTCAATTGAGCGTCCGTCAATCCGTGTTGTTGCCCGAGCGTCCCGAGATGACTACCCAACTGCCCGAGCCAAGTTGCTGACCGTTCGCGCGAGCCTCGGGGCAATTCGTGATGTCACGATTTCAGGAGTCAATTTCATGTGTGTCATTGCCGACTCTGACCCATACCCAATGGGGCGCGATGAAAAGGAACGACCCATGTTTGGGCTTGACCTTCAAGCGTGGATTACGCCGTGAGCGTTGTTCGTTCCACAATCCTGCACCACATCGGGTCAGGTGCGCCTGACGAGCCACAGGTGGATTATCAAGCCATCCTTGATGGGCTGGACGCCGTTTCTAACGCTGTTGCCGAACTTCGCAAAATGGTGACCCAGAAAGTGACGCCCGTCACTACCGAGGATGGCAAATGCCTTCATCCGTCGCCTGACCGCCGTGAAGCAGGGACATTTTCCCAAGTTCAGCCTTATTGTGGGCGTTGTGGCGAGTTCCTGTGAGTACAAGCCCTTCAGACGCCCCTGACAGCCCCACACCCGACCCGTACGGGCGTTCGGGGCGTGCTGACGCCAAGCCTCGCTGTTGGCGCTGTAAGCGCCTGTTGGCTGAAATGGTGACCCGTCCGTGGTCAATTACCTGCACAAGGTGCAAGGCGCAGAACGTCAACGATTGACTTGACTAGGGGTTAGTTCCCACGGCAAGATGGGCGCATGGAACAAAACCAGACCCCATGTCACGCGGAGCCACAAGTCCGCCCTACCACGACTCGCGTTAATGGCGAAGGTCGTCGCGAGTACCCTTGTCGCGGATTAAACCACCGTTGCGTTTGCTACCTCGCCATCTGCGACGCCTGCGGAAGCGAAGTTCTCCAGTGGCTTGACGACGACAACCGAAAGAAGCAGGTCACCAGCAACGCTTACGGCGTCGGGCATTTCTGTTTCGCCGAAAAGCATGAGTGCAACGCCGACGACATCGCGAAGCACGAAGCGCGCCTTGCCCAAGACGACGTCATCGCCAAAGGTCACCGAGTTGTGGTGGTCAAGGGACGCAAGTTCCCCAAAGGCACCGCAGGCACAGTGTTTTGGGTCGCACCACAACCTGACGATTGGGAAGTAGTCAAAGTTGGCTTTACCAGCGACGACGGCGAGAAAATCTTTATCAACATCAACAACATCCAAAAGGAAAGCAAATGAAAAAGGAAGACCTTATTGAACTGGTCGCGCAATGCGTGGACTTTGTCCCTGCAAAGCAGGAAGTCCCGACATGGACAAACAACCACAAACACATCGTCGCCAAGCGCGCGTCTGGTGTGGACGTGGACAACCCTGTGCGAATTGAGTGGACAGCCGACTGGACGATTTGCGGATTGAGCAACAGCGCCTTCGTTAAGTCCCTCGGTCGCGACGGCGAGTTGAGCGTTTGGAATGTCAGCGCCAAGACAAAGAAGGCAGTTGCCGACCAAGTCCACGAGCGCATTGTTATGGAACTGACAGACGCCTTTTGGGGTGTCATTGACTACGGCTTCAGTCAGGACGAAGACCTCGCCGACAAAATCCTCAAAGCCCTCACAGAGTTCGCTTCAAAGAAAGAAGGAAAGTAAATGAAACAATCAGCCTTTGACAAATGGCTCACTACTCAGCCAGAACCAGACTCAATGGTTCTGCTGACACGCGAGGAGATGACGGACGATGTGGAGGGTTTAAGCAATCCTCGGTGCATTGACGAACTTTCCTGCGAGGTATGCAAGGTGCCAGTTGGCTGGTGCTCCACAGGAACTTTCACGGACTTCTACACAGATGACAGCGACACGCTGGACTTGTGCGTGGATTGCTACGAAAGCAGAGATGAGGACAAATGAACAACATCACCACCTGCGTTGAACACGCACCGACCTATTCGTCGGCACCTTCATGGCGTGCCATCGCCATCCTGAATGGCAGACGCACCAGTATTTGCTGTATGCACAGCCACAGCAGGAAAGACCTCGCAGAGAAATGCGCTGACAAATACTTCTTGAAAATCATCGCCCCCCTTCCAAACGCCGAACTGGTTGACATTGGTCACGGGCAATTTGAAGCACGCTGGACTGACAACCACAACCGAAACGTCACACGCCGATTCCACTACCAACCAGAAAGCAGAAACCAATGAGAACCATACATAACGAACGAACTGGTGAAATACCAGAAGACCAGAGTCGGGAGGCGTGCCGAGCGCGCGCCTACACGATGCGCAACACGCAGTGCGCTTCGGCTGACTTGCCAGAGGAATGGGAAAGCATCCACGACGCAACGCTGGAACAAAAGTGCAATCGCCTCGCCACGGTCAACACAGGCAAGTGGGAGTTCGCTCGGAGCCTTGCCCAACAGTTCAAGGACAAAGGCGCCCTTTCCGAAAAGCAACTGGTCTGGGTCAATCGCCTCTACAGAGAGCACGCCGAAATCAATCGCATCATTCGCAATGTCCGCGCAACCCACAAATGGACAGCAGTTGGTGCCATCACTCACAACATGAACACGGTGCTTGGCACCTACGCCATTACCAACTTCCACAAGTGCGAGAGTTGTGGCGAATGGGGCGAGACCTACGTAAGCAACAACTACTCGGGCGATTAAAGAAACGTCCGATGTTGCCTAAAGAGTTGACCTCGGTCAATAAAGCCGTCATACTCAATCCACTCCCAAACCCGAATAACAAGGAGGCTCAAATGAGCGAAACCCAAACCCCAACCATCTCCCGTAAAGAGGAGCAACTTCTACGAGACCAAACCACATGGGAGACTTACGTTTCCGTTGGCAATTGGGTAGAAGTGGCAAAGCAAATGAACTACGCGAACGGCTCCTGCGCCCGACGCGCTGGACTTCGTCACGCTTTCCTCCACAGCCTGCTGGTGCAGGGCGACAACCCCCAAGTCGTCTGACCCCCAAAACTGCATCAGTCATGGGAACCTCGGCGCGTGGTGACGCCCTTTTGCTAGGGTCGGTAGCCACCGCCGAGGACTCCATGAACAACAGCGACCACATCACCCACCTAGAGACATGGACGGCGTTTCCTCGGAACACGCCGTTTGTCGTCAAAGGGCATCTAGGCATCTACCGATACCGCTACCACTTTCAACCAGAGGTTGGAGAGGCTAGGGTGGCTCTCTACGGTGGCAAAGCACCAGCCCACCGTGTTGACGCAGATGTCCTTGACCTGACCGTCGTTTCCGATAATGAACTCGCGATGATTCGCCATGCATCCTCACGAGGGGAGGTGACACTAGACAACACCAAAATCGTCACGCTACTCGCGTGGGACGTGACTCGCCCGAAAGCCAAAATAACACTGGCTTCAGGAGCGATTCTTACGGTCAATAAAGACCGCCTACAACTACCACAAGAAGGAAAACCTCCACAATGATAAAACGTTGGATTCTCGCGTTTGCCCTACTCGGCATCGTGTTTCATTTAGGGGCTGA